GTCGTTCATCAGCATGCAAAACCAGTTCCCAACAGAAAGAATTAAAACTGGCTAGAACCTGTTCTTCTTTACTTACAGCTTTAGAAGGAATAATCCAAGCCATACACTTGATCAAGGAATGCAGATCAAGAGGAGCAATGAATCGATGCAACTCTTCACTATAAACAAAAGTGCGCTTGAGGAAAGACGCATCGTTGATGTCAACGAACTTAGACATCTCCAAATCCTTACTTGCTGATGTGTACTGAATTCCATACACCTCTTCACAGAACTTCTGATACGTCTGATTGTTGAAGGTATCCTGAACGTCCTCCTTTACAGCAGCCAACAAATCATCTCCATACGTCCTGGGCAAGACATTTGTGAAAAAACTTCCGCGCACATGTGTTGGTTCGGAGTAATACGCATACATAAGCATGAGCACCCCTATAAGACTATTGAATTCAGCAGTTCCCAACTTGCCTGACGGTTGCACAATGCTACGCATTAAATCACACAGCATAGATATTAACGGATGTAAATCGCCAGTCAACAATCCGCGTAGGATCATCAAGGCAAACTCGTTGTAACCCAACTCTACCGCTATAAGGTACATCACGGTGGCAGCCGCCCACTTAATGGCATACGGCATATTAGTATCATACGACCCGTAATCACCCTCCATCCAAAGGTGTGAGAATTTTCGCAGCTCCTTACGGAAGCGATCTGCGTCAGTGTAAATATTAGTACCAATTGCACACCCAAAAGCGGCAGGTTGCTCGGACATGAGCGTAAACAGTGGAGCCATGTACAACCGTGCAGCTATGAGTGCCACCAATGGTGAACTATAGAAAACCCGCGTTTTACCACAACGCACCTTTTCAAGGTTTCTAGGTTCATCTTTAAGAGATGCCTTATATATGGCATTGGGCGCTTCACCATGTCCTGCCGAAATCAAATACTTGACCAACTTACGCTTAATCATCTCTATAGGCTCACGGGTGAGCGTATCTTCATCTTCATAAACAATAGGCAAATATCCCTCTTTAATTCCAGGAGTGCCATGACCAGCAGCGGTT